GGCTGAGGAAATCGTGGCGGTATTCGTCGTTGCTGTATAAGCTCCTGCAACAAGTGCGGACGACTGCGTGTAAGTCGTACTCGTCGTAGTCCCTTGTAGCTTGCAATTGTTATCCGTGTACGTTATTTGAAGCTCGATATAGTCCGTGTTTATCACACTAGCCGTTACACCGTCGCTGGCGTCCGCGTAGGCAAGGTAATGCACGAAACCATTTGCGTCGATAATTTTCGTTACGAACGACTGTAGGCTTACTGTCAATTTGGACGGCGATGATGCCGTATTTGTTGTAGCCGTGTTCCAGATTGACGCCCCACTATCCCACCATGTAAAAGACGCTTTATTTCCCGCTGGACCCGACCCATAGCCGTACCAATTCGCTGTAAGATTCGCCACATTCGCTTTCAACCATGTAACCTTCGCCGCAACGTCTGCGCCGGGAATAGCCGACCCTAGACGTTTTTCTGTGATTGCAATTAGATCGAAGGAAAAAAGGTCGTGCCGAATCTCGCCGGAAACGGCTATGCTATTCGAGTTAACGGTGCCGTCAAGAGTTTTGATCTTGTCAATACCAGCCTGTGCATATTCCGAGTAACCGCCACTCGGTGCAATAAGTGAAGTCGAGTGCGCCGATTTATATGAGTTCGGATTGCTCACAACCAATTGCACGACGTCCACAAGCAACTCGAAATAGTCAGTATTGATTATGCTGGTCGTCGTACCGTCGCTGGCGTCTGCGTATGCGATGATGTGGACGAATCCGTTTGCGTCGGTTGCAACGTTGATGTCTGCGGCCAAGCTTAACGCTTTTGTCAGCTTGGTCACGGTACCCAAGGAATGATTGACCGAAGCATACCACGTACTGTTATCGTTCCTCCAAAACGACATTGTTGCCTTATTCCCCGCTGGCCCTGAACCGTAGCCGTACCAGTTCGCTGTCAGCGTCTTTACGTTAGCCTTTAACCATGTCACCTTGTCCGCAGTCGTCGCGCCGGGAATCGGAACGCCGTATTTACGCTCGACGATGGAAATCAAGTCGAAGGAAAACGACTGTTGAGCAATCAACCCAGACGTAGCCGCCGTCGCTCGATTTTGTACCGTCCCATCAAGCGTAGCTAATTGCGTGTATCCTGCCGTCGATTGCTCCGAACCGGAACCAGCGACAAGCAATGCACTGTTTGAGATGTTGTAACGCGAAACGTTTGGATTCTCGACCGTGCTCGCTCCGATTTTCCCGACAAAGTTATTCGTCAGCGTCTCCACGTTGCCCGATAGCTTGCCAACAAAGTTCTGCAACTCCTGTTTTGCGATATATACGCCTGTTGACGTAATGCCAAACGGATCTGTCGGGACTGTTGCGACGATACTCTGTCCTGCTGTTATCGTTATGCTGGATTCCGCACTCGGCAATGTTTTGCCCGCCGCGTTTTCCCAGTCATATCGGACAAAGTACGTACCCGCAGACAATGCGCCACCGCTACCGCTTGCGGATAATGTCGGCGCTGTCGTCGGATTTGCCGCTAATCCTGTGGCGTCCGCGTAAGCGAGGAAATGTGCGAAACCGTTGTTGTCGCACATAGCTCCTCCGGGACCGAACCAGCCAGATAACGCGGTACTGATCGCCGCTATCGTCATCGTCGGAGATGATGCCGTGTTTACAGCGGACGTAACCCAGTTCCCAGTCGAGTTATTATTCCTAATCGCTACTGTAGCTCTATTACCGCTGGGGCCGCTCCCATATCCGTACCAGTTCGCTGTAAGCTTCGTCAAGTTCGATTTCAGCCATGCAACCTTAGCCGCTACGTCTGCTCCGGGTATTGTAAATCCATATCTGCGCTCGACGATGGCGATTAGATCGAAGGAATAGAGCTGTTGAGCTTGCGCACCATTATTCGTATTCGTGATGCCTGCAGACGATCCGTCAAGCACAGCGGCCGATGCGTATCCACCGGAAGTCTCCGCCCATACAGAGGACGAAGGTGCGAGCAGACCCGTCGTCGAATTGCCGTTATTATGTTTGAAAATATTCGGATTTGTGATCGTGTCGCCCTTCACTTTGTTGACGAAGTTAGATACGATCGTCTGCGCTGTTCCCGGATCGCTATACGGTCCTAGAAGAAGCGCAGATCCTCTGAACTTGGCGAATTGGTCTAAAGGATCGTCCGATATATACGGATATCGCAGAGAGTTTAATCGAATCAAGCTGTCCGTCTGTGCTACGTCTCCGACGAGTACGCGCGCGAGCGTTTCGATATTGTCTCCTTGTCCTACGATATAAGTACCGAGCTTCATACGACCACTCCTTTAAGAACGACGTCGAACAGCGCGGACGGATCGAACGTTGTAGGATTAGGTTCAAACGCGCTGTCCCATCTGTTGAGCGTCTTCAGCGCTTCGAGAGCGACAGACGAGATCGCAATGACTCTCGTCCCTGTTGCGATTCTCCCTTGCGCCGAGAACGCAGTCCAGCTTCTCCAAGCCATCTCTTGCATTGTCGATAGCGTACGCGCGACGCGTACGACGGAGCTGTTACTCTCCACGTCGACAATGTAGTCCAGCGCTTTCATTGCGGATCGACTGATCTGCGCGATCTGTGCGCACGACGTACTGTCGAATTGCTGTGCGTACGGCGTATGAAGATTGACAAAGTCGAGCCAAGATTGCAGACATGGGTACTTCATCATCACATACCGCTGAATTAGCTGTGACTCCGTCTGACTCATAATTATCACCTACCAAGGAATTTTCAAGATCGTGCCATATTCAATGACTGCGCCCAGAACGATGTGATTAAGTGCGGCGATCGTTGTGTCCTTCGATCTTGTACCGAAGTACATATACGAGATAGACTGCAAGCTGTCGCCCCTCTGCACGACGTAATGACGATACTCTTTCTGACCGAGCTGTGCGGCGCTGTTGAGCACTTCGCGCAGAGCAATAGGAATATTGTTCGCGTCCATAGCGACGCTCCGCAGTCCTTCGAGATCGCTTCCGTCACGTCCGTTCGTTCCTAGCTCCTGAATCGTCATCGGGATGACGTAGTTGTAGAGGAGCGACTTTGACGAACTTTTGCTCGCTTGGAAGTCGTCCATGCTGACGACGTACGTGAAGTCGAACAAGTCATCGATAAGCATGAGCTTGATGTCGTCGACGTTAGGAGCCGCTACGATACGACGATGATACTCGCGATAGATACTCTTGTAGAGCATCTGAAAACATTCGAAGCCGTCCATTCCGCTATTATCTGCGCCGTTCACTTTGCGTCGCCATCCGGTATGTCCTTGAATGCGAAGCGTTCGGACGCCGATTCCTCCGAAGTCTTGATAGACTCCTTGAAGGGTCCCTGTCGTCGTTACGCGCGCAGGAGTCGTCAGCTCCAGCTCTCCGGGTTTGATAGGAAACGTGAACACGACAGGAGATCCGCCGCCGACTAATCGAAACGTGAGATTCCGATTATACTGAGTGCGCGGAGGAGCAAGATTTGCCATTGCGTCATCCTCCTTTCTATGTGGATTTCACTTTCGAAGATCCGCTCGTGATCGTTCCGACTCCAGTCGTCGTGTTGACGGATACTGGATCTCCTACGCGCGCGATCGACGCTCCTCCAGCTCCTCCGAGATTCACCGTATTCGCGACGATGTCTACTTGCGTAGCTGTCATCGTGACTTTGCCGTCCTTGATCGTGATATCGACTCCGGACGCGAGATGAATAGCGATGTTCACATTCGGCGCATTCGACGGAGTCTTCCACTTCTGAGCGGACTTTCCGGACTTGATCGTCTTCGGCGCAGGCGTCGACTCAGAAGACGCGATAATGTAAGATCCGTCCGGATAGTGCGTCTCTTGATGTCCTGTCTTGTCGATAAGCGAGTATACGCCCGACTCATGACGGAAGATCGAGAGTCCTTGTTCGTCCAAGTGCATCTGCGAGTCTGTCGGAAACGTGAAGCCGATAACGCGCGGAGCGAGCGCTTGTCCTTGCACATAAACGATCGTCGCGATCGTGTCGGACTTATGCGTCAGAAGCGCCTTGTCGACTACGCCATTATCCGTCTTCTGTGCGGCGTCTGTGTTCGCTACGCTCGCGAGATAGCGGAATCCTGCGATCGTATTCGCCGTACTTTGCAGGACGCGAACGCGACGAAGGATCTGTCCTCCGAACAGCGCTACGTCGACTGTAGAGTCGCTAGGATTGATCGCGATGACTTTCCCTTCTACTACTGTTCCTCCTACTGGAAGAGCGCTCTGCGACGCTCCTGCGAGCGCTGAGTGCGTATGCGCGGGAGTCTTTCCCATCCTCATTGCGTTTCACCGTCCTATAAGTGTCTTCCGCGCGTGAGTCCGATTGTGGAGTCGAATCGATACGACGAGTCATTGCCAAGAGATCCGGGCTGTGCGATGGTGATTTCGTGATCCACGCTCTCTATATAATACTCTTCGCTCGTGCTCTTCTGTGTCACATATCTACCGATTCGCAGATGTTCGTTGCCTTTGACGCGCATAGTGCCGTTGAGCATTTTGTGTGACCAGACAAACGATCTCACAAGCCATTCATTCATCGTTTGCGCTTGAAGCATGAGATCCACAGGAATGTCGCTATCCGGAATGACAGGTATTGCATTCGATGGAATCATCAGCGACTTGAAGCCGAATCGATACATGTTCTCCAGATCGACGTGAGGATTCGAGATTATCGACGTGTCGGACTCCTGTTCAGCCGTCATGATCTGCATGCCTAGAATGGACGCTCTCGGATCTGTCTGCGCGTACATCGCGTTCGCTGGATATGTGAAGAAGTACGAGTAGGACTCGTTATCGCTTGTGCCTACATCCTCTTCGATGACATCCGTGTCGTCGATCATTGGATGATCGAAGTAAGGAGCGAGCGCTTTGTTCGACTGCGGATTCGATCCGCTGAAGTTGAGCTTGCCGTTCTCGCTCTTGAATGGAGCGTCGCGGAAGAAGATTGTAGGGCCGCTCGTGAAGTCGTCGATGTAGTATTCGCAGAACGGACGATTGCCGTATTGATTAATGACGTCGTACACCGTCTGATTCATGACGGACTGGATGATCGGCCCGTTCGTGATCTTGTAGGACGACTGCATCGCGATCGCGCTCTTCAAAAGCGGTATCTGCGGATTGATCTGCTGAAGAACTTGAATATACGGATTGAGCATCTTATCGCGTAATCCAAGCATGAGATCCGGAAGGCTGATATTGCCTGTATCCGGATCGCCCTGCGCGATTCCGTAATTCTCCAGAAGCATGTTCATCTGAAGTGCATCCGGAGTTCCGATGATGTCGCCGCCTGTATACTGCTGTCCGATCTCTTGCACGAGATATTCGATGTAGTAGTTGTTCCAGATCTTCCCGAAGTTCTCGCCGTTTATCGTGATGACGCGCTGTACTTTGCCCGAAGAGTCTGCGACGCGTGATCTTCGCACATTCCCGACGAATCCGCGCATCATGATTGGAGGATCGTTCGTATAACGCGCAAAGGCGATCTCGATATAGTCCATTGCGAAGACAAGCAGATCCCATCGCTTCTTAAAGTTGAGAAGGATTGTGAACTTCCCCGAAGGCTCTCCGAGCGCCATGTGCGTCTTCACTTGCAGGATGTTCGGAGTCAGATCGTACTTGACGCCGTTGTGATATAGCGAGACTTTTAGACTGAATTTATGCCGCTTAAACGACGAATTTCCGAGCGGAGCGCTGTTCTTTGCGCTCTCGCCCGGAACTTTGTGGATCGTCGGAGTAAGAGGAGAGACAAGACCGTCCGGACTTGTCTCTGTCGAGCTTGTTGTCTCGTCTGTGACGATCGAGTCCGGCGGTGTCACGCCCGTGTCACTAGCTCCAGCTCCTCTTATTTGCATGTCCGTATCCTCCTCACGCTAATAAGCCGGTATACTCCGCTGTAACTGGAGCTTTGACCGTCTTGACTTTTCCGTCATCCGTCTTCAGATGAACTGTGACGACTCCTCCGGAGATCTGAAGCTTGTTTGATGTCTGCTTCGCTTTGCTTGCGGAGCTTGCTTCGACTTGCTTGTGTACGCCTCCGATGATGCCGTTCATCTTCTTTTCGTAATTCGGATCTTCTGCGTATCCTGTACCACTGAGGATGTGCGTCAGCTCTTGCGAGGACGCTCCTCCCTTCGCGGCGGTGATGAGATCCTTGTAGCGACCGTTCTTCAGATAGAAGTCCGAGTATCCGTTTGCGAAGTCCTGCACAGTCGCATATCCTGCGTACGTTTTGTTCGCTCCTGCTCCTGCGCCTTTCCACGGCTTGATGCCTGCGAAGTTGTTGTTCGTCTTGGATACGCTAGACGTCCCCCATCCACTTTCGAAGCCCCATTGACTGAGTACGTAATCGACCGGAAGTCCTGTCTTTTGCGAGACTTGCTGAGCATAAGGAAGCATCTTATCGATGAATTCCTTTTGCTTGCCGCTGAACTTCATCGTAGACTGAGACGACACAGACGACGGCAATCCGGATGTTCCTCCGCCTCCTCCGCCGCCCATAAACGATGCGAGGACTGTTCCTGCGCCTGCGTTTGACGGAGTGAGAAGTGCATTAGTCGTAGCGGAAGTTGACTTCGGAGTGAATGGAAGGATCTTGCCCATACCTGAAGATTTACCGTCATTGAGCGCGCTGTCGATCTGACTCATGTACGGCTTGAGCGCTAGGATCGTACTGACGACGATAGGAGCGAGTGCGGAACCGTTAAGTCCGGATGTCGGATTCGACGATGTTTGAGTCGTCGTGTCCGCTGGAGTCGTCGTCTTCGATCCTTTGAATAGACGAGCGAACAGTCCGGGCTTTGTATCCGTATAGTTTCCGTGTCCGCTGTAGTCTCTGTCGCCCGCTTTATGACCGAACAGCCAGTCCGGACCATCAAAGTCTGCTACAGCTTTCAGAGTCGCGAATTCGCCGATAGGACCGAGAAACTTTCCGAACTTGCCGAGCTTACCGAGCATAGATGCGGACTTTCCTGCTCCTTCTGCGAGAGTAGATACTGACTTTCCTGCTTGGATAAGCTCTCCGGACTTCGCGGCTCCTGCGGCGACTTCGCCGACTGCTGTTCCAGCTCCTCCAGCTCCAGAGACGGGACCGACAGGACCACCTCCGCCACCTTTGAAGATTTTCGAGATCCACTTGCCAGCACCGAGAGCGCCTTTTCCGAGTCTGTAAGCTGTTCCGATTCCGGAAGCTCCGATTAGTCCCATCGCTACGCCTGAAGCTAGAGGATTTCCGAGAATATCTCCTGCTTTATCATCGATCCACGCGCGCATTCCTTGCGTTCCGCCGCCGATGTTCGAATCCGCTCTATTGCTCTTGCTCTGTTGCTCGATGCGATTTTTATCGACGTTAGTCAGCGGAACGTTGCCCGGAGTGTTGCCCAACGAGTCCTGCATCGATTGGAACGTGCTGGAATCGAAACTTCCGTTCTTCGTATACGTATCGATGTACTGCTTTGCTTTGCCCGGAGTCAAGTTGAACATCTGACCGAGCATTGCGTATTGACGATATTTGTCGCCTTTGAACGTCTTCATCAGATAGTTCGTCGCGTTCTCAATATTCGTCTTTCCGTTGTAAGAGCTGTCAGATCCATCGATTCCGAGAGATTGCTGATACTGCTCTTGCCAGAAGCTCATCTTCCCGCCGCCGATAGCGCGCATCATCAGCGCTTGTCCGCCGTATCCTCCGCCCGGATTTGTGATTCCTTGAGAGATGTTGGACAGCATTCCGCTCAGACCGCTAATAATCGCTTGATTCCCTGTCGCGTCGCCCATGCCGACGAGAGCGGACATCTTACGCACATCACCAGCAGATCCTCCAGCCGCGATATTCATTTGAGCGATCGCATTGACTTGATCCAACATCTGACCTTCGCGACCTTGCATGTGAGCTTGAACAGTCGCATTCGCCACGAGTGTAGCGAACTGCTGAGCGTTCATCTGTGATCCAGATCCGCCCGTTATGCCTGTTTGGAATGCATTCCCGAACATCTGTGTAACCTGAGACAGATCCATTCCGTATCGCTGTCCAGCTCCGAGTATTGCACTCATCTGATCCTTCAGCGATCCTGCGCTCTGACGTCCTGTAATTGCGCTGTACTGCTTCGCAGATCCAAGAACGGATAGATCGTCGTATCCGTACGTTCCGAGTCCTAGAATCGACTGCTGACCGTATTTGAGCGCGTCTCCAGATCCGCCCATGCGCTTGTAGATGTCACTATAGCCGTATGTGAGCTGATCTCCGCGTCCGAGACTGGAGAACATCGTCGAGAGAATCCCGATTCCGCCGATCCCTGCTCCGATTTTGCTCAGTTTGGATAGAGACTCCGTTAGCTTGTCGACGCCTTTAGCCGCATCGTCTCCCCACTTATTCTGCGCGTATCCACCGAGTCCAGTTCGACTTCTATATTGATTCGAACCTCCGCCCCCTCCATTCGGAGACGGAGAATTGCCCGGAAGATTGAGACCAGATCCGTTCGGATTGACAGTCTGAAGACGAGAGATTCGCTCGTACAGACGCGCCATCTGTTCCATAGCGCGGAGCTGTTCGCGAAGCTCCTTCGTCTGCGCTTCAGATCCCCATCCGGTCCGCTGTTGCTTTTTTGTGGCTTCGTCCATGTCAGACAGATTCTTCGAGATGCTGTCGAGAGCATCGTCGACTTGCTGAAGTCCTGTCTGCTTCATGTCCAGCTTAATGCCGATTTGCTTATCCGCCACGATTAATCACCTCCGAACAGTTCTTCTACATCGACAGGCTGAAAGTCTTCCGGATCTTCGTCGACGGATTCCATCTGACTATAGCGTTTGCCTTCTGGAGCATCCGCTGGAATCTCGAAGTCGACGAATTCTCCGTTTTCATCCATATCTCGAATGTGATCGTACTCCGCTTCGCTCATAGCGAACTTACGCTCGAACTTGCCGTCGTCCGTTTCGATAGCAGAAGTGTTCGCGATTTCCTCCATCCAGTTTTTGTACGCCTGATCCTGAAGAAACTCATACTCGAACTCGTAATCTGTCAGCTCATCCGTGCGATCTGCGGAGACGCGCGGAAGACTGTATTTCTCACGATACCAGTATCGATATGTTCGAGCATCTTGTTCTGCCCAGAGCTTTTTACTTTGCTGGAATCTGTTTTCGAAACGAGTCTAGGAACTCGACCGCCTTTGCGTACGCATCTTCGAGCTTTTCGAAGTCGAATTCGCTCAGCACTTCGTAGTCCCATGAATTCGAGTCGCTTTCTTTCCGCTTCAGCTTCTCGCTCTCGATCATGACGACGTCAAGGAATGCAAACATTTCTGCAAGCTCTACACCAGTCGAGGATAGGACAGTAAATCCGCCAGCATACATCGTGCGACGACGCTCGATTTCGAGACGTTTTGGCAACGAAGGCACTCTCACTGTAATCGTTCCGAGTTGCGTTTCCAATTCTTTAGCCAGTTGTTGAGATAAGATGTCGCTCATTCTGTATTCCTCCAATGTGAATTTTATTTCGTTCATATTAGTATACAATCGGGCGCTAATGCTTGATGAAGCAAAAAAGAGCGACATTCCCCGTAGAGAAGTCGCTCTTTCGCGGATTTTGTTAGCCCAGCAGTGTGCCCGCCATGTCGCGAGCGCGGAAGCTGTAGTCGTACGTTACGGAACGTCCAGTGTTGATGCCGATGTCTACGGATGCTGTCGAGCAGTCGATCGCTTTCAGCAACCAAGCTCCGCTCGTGCGATTGTAGACGCCGATATCGAACACTTTTCCGTTCAGGATCTCACGCACGGAGGACGACGGAAGCAGTCCAGCGCTGATCAGATTCTGCTTCAGGAGCAGGATACCGGATGCGGACACGTTGATGTGCGCGATGCCCGGAACGTACTCGACTACGACGTTATCGCCGATACCGGATTCGTCCGTCAGTCCGAAGTCACCGGAGAATCGTGCGGACTGCACGATTCCCACTTGGAGAGCGTCGAACTGGATGACAAGTAGGTTAGCCGATTGAACTTGACGATTAATCTTAGACATCTGTTCTCTACCTCCTCAATTATTTCTTAGGCCGATACTGTCTTCGAATATACTTGGAACGACGCTGTTACGCCGAAGAAGTTCATCGGAGCAGGGATCGTCGCAGTGTATCCACCGACTACAGTTCCGGACGCGAGCGATACGGATATATTACCGTACGAGGACTGCATGTCGTCACCGACGATCGATCCGTCTTCATAGCAAGCGCGAAGCTCGCTGTCGATTACGGATACGACTTGACCGACTCCGACTGGAGATCCTGCACGTCCGACAAGGAACGCATTGATCGCGTCAGCTACGCGGAGATCGACAGCGTCCTCGTTGCAGACCATCGAAAGCTCTTGATTTGTGAGCTTCGTGTCTTGAAGCCATGTCGTCACACTACGTACGAAGATGTACGAGTTGCCGATCAGTTGATTTTGCTGATACTTGATCGCCATTACGCCACCGTTCACGAGATTGTCGTAATCGGTCGATTTCAGCGAGGACTGAAGCGTTCCTTCAAGTCCTTTCGCTTTCAGCGATTGATGCGTCAGCGCAGTCGTGATCGAGAGCGAGGACAGGAGTCCAGCCGCTTGTGCGGCCACCATGAACGGCTCGTACGTCGTCAGAACTTGCGTGATTGGATCGATATCTTGAATGCCTGGCCATACGACGGAAGTACGACGGCTGTTCAGCGAGGATGCGCGAGCAATCGTAGCTGTGACAGTCTCACCGAGTGCGCCGCCTGCGATCTGAACGCGATTCTTGTTCACGCTCGGAAGCGACATCGCCGCGCAGTGTGCGTCAGCCATTGCATGAATCGTTGCTTGATCCGTCAGAACGACGACACAGCGGATATTCGACTCGCTTTGCAGAGCCGCAAGTGCGTCCGACCAGTCTTGATTCGCAGGAGCACCGCTAGATCCGCCTGTGAAGTACGCAGGAGCCGTCATCGCTGTCGGAGTCGCGCCTACTGCGTTCGGACGAGTTGCAGTCACAAGACCAGTACCGTTAAAGAACTTAGCGAGCGCGTCAAGATTCGCAGTGATCATGTATGCAGACGCTTTGCACGGTTGAGCTGTCGCGTTGTCGAAGTAATTCGCTGTAGGGCCGCTCAGCGGAGCGGACGAGACGACTGCGCTCCATCCTGCTTGCGCATTGATGAAATTCACGAGCGACTGGATTGTCGTGTACGTCGTGAATGGAGCAGTCCATCTTACTACTTCCGTACCGGACGGGCCGGATTTACCCTGAACTTGTCCAGCGGTGTTATCTACAGTCAAGAGAGCGGATACGTCAGCACCGAGATACTGAACTGACAATGCTCCAGTGTAGATGTTGTCCTGTACGTAGGATGCAGACCCTTGTACGATGGACGCTTGAACGCCTTGAATCGATCCAGCTTTGACGAGCACGTTCGTCTGATTCGTATAAACTCCGTATCCGTTAGTCTGAAGCGTAAGGACAGTCGTAGCGGAGTTCAAGAGACTGTACGATGCTTGAGTAGCTGGATCGACGCGGACGAACGATACAGCTCCCGGAGTTACTGTCGTGTCATTCGCTGGAGACATCGCGCGCATAACAGCGGTCAATCCTTTTCCGCCGATGAGCTGAGTCTTTGCGTCGTCGATAGACGTGAAGTTAAGCACTTGTTTAGGAGCGCCGCCATCTGCACTACCGATGAGAACGAAGCGACGCGAATTGTCTCCGCCTGCGTTCGCGACTCCGGAGTTATCGATGACGCTGACTACGCCCGGCTGAGAGATCGTATTTCCTTTATAGCTCCAAGGCATCTTAGTTCACTCCTTCCTTTGCGAAAGCTTCGATAGCGCTGTGCCAATCAGCTTCCGTTTTCGCGAATTGTTTTTTGGCTTCTTGCGTGAAGACGAATCCACCCATCAGCTCTACGCCGTACTTGGAAGCATAGCGATCTGCGAACAGATACAGCGTGACGTACAGCTCGTCTTGTACTGGAATGACTTCCGTTTCCTTTTTCTCAGGCATTAGGATTTTCCTCCCCATAACGATATCGGCCCAGTGTTGAAGTCGACTGCTTCATAGCGCGCATCGATCGTGATCGAAGTGATCGGAGTAATCGTCGGAACTTTCAAGAATATGAAGTCATATTCCGCTCGGACGAACAGTCCACGATTGAACGTGAACACAGGAAGGAATCCGGGAGCAGGCTCGAAGTCTCCGAGTCCGACGTTGATGTTATTGAAACCTTGCTCACCGAGCCAATCGAACTGAGCGATGATCGCCCATTTCGCGACTGCGGAGATCCACACGACGAGATTTGCGTCCGGACTGTAGATCGTAGCTTTCAGCGATCCAGTAAAGCGCGTTCCTCTCGTCTCTGTGACAGTTCCATCTCCGTTGTCCACTGTGTAGTAGTCCAATCCGATAGGCGTCTGTCCTTCGATCTGAGTCTCCTCTGCGATCGTCACGCCGATGAACGGGAGTACAGATGTCTCCATCGGAAAACCCGGAGCTACGACGACGACATTGTTTGCATCACTGAACCATTGAGTTGCGGCGGCAAGCTCTTGATCATTGAGCGCAAACAAAACAGAAGCAAGCTGTGATGGATCATTTCTGATCGAATCGAATCCAGCTTGCAACGCTTGCAGTAGATAAGTCTCTGCGATCATATGAGTTTACCTCTGCGTCTGCACGATGACGAGCGGATTACCGCTTGTATAGGCAGAGATCTTGACGCGAAGTGCAAAGTAAATGCCGGAATATTGCTTCAGATCCGCCGCCGAGATTGTATCGATTTGCTTCCAGTTCGTGAGCGTCGAGTCAAGAGAGACTTCGACAGTCACAGTAGCAGTAAATGTCCCGCTTACTTGCACTGCATGGAGCGTACGTCCGAAGATTAATACGATCGCCTCTTTGCCCGCAGGGGTTACGGCGTTGTTCGGAGTCACTGACGACGGTCCGATTGCAGTGAATAGCAGAGGGAATGATGCTTGAAAGTAGTTCGATTCCGCAGATGTAGCGGACGGTCCCGGATTATACGGAAGGATCGCCGCGCGATTCGGCAGTCCTGTGCGAGCATTCGTCAAGTTGTCAGGCTGTACGATGTTACTCATTCAGCGTCGCCCTCTTTCGCTTTCGCTTTAGACGCGCGAGCGGACGTTTTAGGAGCTTCTTCTTTCTTCGCGTCCGGATCATCGTTATTCACGACATCGTCGCTCTGTGGAGCGCTCTGTGCGTTAGGATCGATGATAGCTCCGTCCTCGTCGATGAGATCGACTCCATAGTCGGCGCTCGTCAGTTGTTCAGCGATTGCATCTTCAACTTCAGCATAACCGTCGGCATCAAAGATTACTTTATAAGGAGCGTCATTGACGCTCCCTACAAGTTCTTTGTGCTGTTTGCTGTGAATCATTTGCATGTCAGCACGTCCTTTCAGTGTTCAAAGAATGGATTAGAGCGTGTAGCCCGTTTTACCGATGTTGATGATCATGAATTGACGTTCAGGAGCTTTCAGAGCCAGCGTATGCAGATACAGCAGGCCGAAAGGAATCGTCGTGTTCTGAACAGCAAGCGGCAGTTTCAGCAACGGAGCCATTTGAGGAATGACCACGTTTTGTTGCGACTTCTCGACGATCAGCGACACGTTCGTGCCTGGAAGCAGGAAGTTGTCGTCCGCGAACGCAGTCGTAGCGGAGCCGGAATCAGCTACTTCACCGATCCATTGAGCATCCGAGCCGTTGGATTGCGTACCACGATAGATGCGATAGCCCATAGCGCCCGTCACTTTCGTGATCGTCAGCGTGTTGATGCTACCTGCAACAGCGGCTACGGCCGTCGTTACGAATGGAAGCGACTCGCCGGCTGCGTTGAATGCGCCTACGCTGTAGTACACGGAGCCTGCATCGCCGGATGCCCATTTGGAAACTTGTCCGCCAGTCGGAGCGGCTACAGCGCCAGTCACAGTGACCGGAGTCGATGGAGCGCCTTGATCCGCTGTGCTCAGTGGAGCTTTGTTAATGACAGGCTCCAAGAATACGTCCGGTACGAAAGGAATGAAACCGATTTGAGTGTCATATCCTTTCAGCGGAGTACCTGTTACATAGCCGCCATCGGAAGGACTTGCGCCCAGCATGCGACGCTCAGTCAAGTTCTTTTGAAGCTGAAGCGTTTGGAGCGTATCCGGATCGAGGAACGCCGCGATGTTGCGCGTGTTCGTGACATAGTTCTTTTGGAGCAATGCCGCGATCTCGGAGAAGATATCGAACGTCAGCGGATTGCCGCGAAGATCGATGATGTTGCTGTTCGCATAGCCGCCGTAGCGAAGCTTGCGATAGAAGCCATCATAAAAAATCGGGTTGCCGGCGGAATCAGTAACAGTGCTGTTACCCCACACGAGCGAGCGCTCTACGCTGGAGAGCAATTGCATCGTGCCGTCGTATTCTTCTTCCTCGACAGGGTTATCAAACATACCGCCGAGTGCGCCAGCGAGGTTAGCGACGATCGTCGTACCACGTTGTACACCGAAGAAACGAACTGTTTCTTGATTCCGGCTCCAAGAAGCGTTACCGACAGGACCGATGCCGCCTTCTGCGAAACCTACTGCGCCACGACCAGAGCCGTAGCTGTTACGACGATTCCATTGGTAGATCGGGTTGATCGATGGAACGCGATCGATGAAGCGCTGTTTTACGAGCTGTTCTTCAGTGAACAATACGGACGTCATGATCGAGTCCAAGTTTTGAAGAACCATCGCGGATGCGTTGCCGAACGATTGTCCAGCTACCGGACCAGTCGCCAATGCTTTAACGAGCGGCTGAGACAGTTTTTCTACGTATGCTTCAACGCCGCCCCATTGGTTGCCGTAAGCATTTTTTGCGAGCTGGTTAAAGCTCTTTGCAAGGAATTTCTTTTCCATTGTCTTAGTCCCTCTCCTTCGAGATGAAGTTTATATTTTTTGAATCAGAAGGCCCTCTTTGAAAAGATACTAGATGGACTCTTTGATGTCGTCCGGAAGGACGTTGTCGTAGAAGTCTTTCAGTCCAGCTTGATCATGAATCACGCCGAGACTCTTCAGCAATTGACTTGCGTCTTCGTGACCGTTGTTCATTGCGTCGACGATCGCATCCTGAATGTCCGACTTGCGAAGCGATTTCGCGCTTGTGTCTGCTTTGTCTGCTTTCTTCGTCATAACGACGAATCCGGCGGATGGAGCATTCACAGGTTGAGCTTTGATCTCGTTCAGCTCAGCGGCGATCGAAGCATTCGACTTCAGCAGTTCGCCGACAGCTTTTGCAAGCACGACGTTTTGCTCCATAACGGATTTCAGAAGAACGCTGTTCTCGTTATGTGCATTGCCGATGACTTTAACGGACTTCGCAAGCTCTGCAACAGCTTCGGAAGCTTCTACGACTTCGCCGTAAGTTTCCTCGAAGTGCTTCGCGAAAAGTTGCTCATCGAACTCGTAGCTTTTCTTGACAGCGGCGGACGATTCCTTCGCGATCTTCTTGCCTTTGTTCGTGATGATGGAGCCGCCTTTTGCGCCGTCGCCTGTTTGAGCTGGATCATCCGGATCTTCGTCAGCGTCTTCAAGATCGCCGCCGTTTTTCACGGATTTCTCGATCTTGCCCGCATTCTTGATCTCGCCTTGATCTTCGTTCGTCTCGGACGGATCTTCAGGCTCATCGTCTGCTTCTTCCTCGTCTGCTTCACCAGCAGATTTGTTCAAGCCGAGCATGTTCTTCAAAAGATCCAAGC